TAAAGGAATTGTAATTACAGATTCTCTTTATTTATAATTAAAAAGGGTAGTAATTAATTAAAAGGGTAGTAATTAATTAAAAGGGTAGTAATTAATTAAAAGGGTAGTAATTAATTAAAAGGGTAGTAATTAATTAAAAGGGTAGTAATTAATTAAAAGGGTAGTAATGAGGCTGGAATAACTTCTTCGCTATTTACTTTGCTTTCTTCACTAATAACAATTAAAGTTTTTTTAACTTCGTCAATAACTTGTGTTCCTTTATTATAAAAAAATAAACCTAAAATAAACTTAGATACGTAGGCCAATGTACCAGTAATTAAAGATGAATCTAAATTTATAACTTTGCTAAATATATTTTTTATGATAATTGCAGTTTCTGGACTTATACTATTTAATATTAATAACATAATTATAATATATATAGATGCTTTTCCAATATCCCAAGTAATACTTAATAATTGTGATGATAATAGAAACAATATAAATATTAAAAGTAATGTATTTTTATCCATTAATTAATATTATAAAAAAAATTCTAAGTTATAATGAAAAATATCTAAAATATAAGGCTAAATATTTAAATTTAAAAAAAAATTTAAACTTTCAAAGTGGTGGTGGTGCTGCTGAAGAAAAACCTCACGTTTATTTATTTAAAGCTGAATGGTGCGGACATTGTAAAGGTTTTAAATCAACTTGGGAGAAAATACAAAAAGATTTAAAAGGTAAATATCAATTCATTACTTTAGATTCAGAAAATAATAAGGAAGAAATTAGTCAATGGGGTATTAAAGGATATCCTACCATTATTAAAAAAGTAAAAAATAATGCAGAAGAATATGTGGGACCTAGAGATGAAATAAGTGTTAAGGAATTTATCGAAAAGAGTTAAGGAATTTATCGAAAAGAGTTAAGGAATTTATAATTAAGAATTTGAAAATATTTCAATAAAATCAGAATCAGAATCAGTATTTAATTCATTAAAATCAATAATTTTAACAGTAAATAGTTCTTTTTTCGCACCACCTTTAATTTTATTTTGTTTAGTTAAATCATTTTTGATATAACTCATTGAAGCTAAATTTTTTAATCTTTCATATAAATCATTATTTTCTAAAGTTTTTTTAAAATTATCTATTGATTCTATTTCAGAAATTAATTTATTATTTGTATCTTTTAAAACATTTATTGACTGATTTGGTTTTGTAATATTATTAAAATTAGTTGTAATTTCTTTAACTTTTCTTTTTTTAACAATATCAATTTCTTTAAATAATTTTCTTTTATCTTTAAGTTTCCATTTATCTTTATCTTTTTTTAATACCGATAATTCATTTTTTAAAGAAATTTTTAATAAATCTTTACCTTCATTATCATTGAAAAGGTTTGTAATTAAAGGTTTATCTACATCTTTATAAAAATCAATAATTCTAATTTCAAAATTTTCATTTTCATCACTTTTAGAAAAATTTAATTTGTCCATTTATATTTATTAAGAAATTATTTTAATAATATTTAATTCCCAAAACGCCATTATAATTTTTAGAATAATTATAAATAGAATCGCCATTTTTATAACTTTTTACAACTTTTATATTTACATTTTCAAATTTAGAATATTTTTCTTTATTTTCTGGAGTACAATAAATTGTTTCAATAAAACCTTGTTCAGTAGCTTCTTCAATATCATTACCAAATACAAGTTTATGACCTTCTTTTGGATCTAATAATTTTTTTAACCAAACTTCTAATTCCTTGATATTTTCTTCATAAATTGATTTATCAATTGTATCAATCGTTTCTTCTAAATTTAATTCTTTCAAAATAATTCCTAAACAATTTTTATTTTTATATCCAAAATCATTAAGTTGTTTTAGATGAGTTGACGAACCATGAATTAAAAATTTAATATCTTTATCTCCAATTAATTTAGTATTAATAATTTCTAACAAATTAATAGATTTTTGAGTATCTGAATAAATAGATAATTGTTTACTAGATGTAAATTTGGTTAAAGATACATCATTATTTTTAACTCTAAGAACATTTACATAATTTCTATCTAGTAGTAAATCCTTTAACCATTTAATATTATAATTTTTATCAAATTGAAAATTAATTTTCGAGACTTTAAACATTTTTAAGGTTTCTAAATAATACTTATCTAATTCAAAATATTTTATAGATTCACCCACAAAAAATATTCCATTAATTATATCATCTTTATACATTTCAATATTTTTTTTAAAATCAAATATTCTTGATTTTAGAAAACCTTTCTTTTTAGAATCGCTTATACCATCCAGCTGTTTAAAAATTTTAGTGAATTTTTCTTCCATTTCATCTTTTGATAAATCATATATAACGAATATATATAATGATTCAAATTTATCTTTGTCATCTTTAAATTTATTAAAAGTATCATTGAACTTAGTTTCCATTAGAGAATTAAAATTATTATATTATATTAGAATTTATCAATTTTTTATTTATCTTTTATTTAATATACCCAATCTCTTTAAATTTAACATAATATCATTATATTTACTTTTTTGTTCAGTCATTGAATTCATACTATTTTTCATGTGAATTTCTGAATTATTCTTTAATTCATCAAAATTTTCAATATGTTTGTCAACAATTAAATTATCTGGCAACGCCTTTAATTTATGTGGTTTTAAATCAAAATCTTGTCTACTTCTTTCTGATTTTTTTTGATTAATTAATTTTTTGACATCATCAAATGGTTCGTTAATAGATAATTGTAAATCTTTAGCACTTCTAATTTCTTTTGGCACAATATTTGTAATAGCATTATAAACAGTCTGACTCGATTTAAATTCAGACTTTTTTCTTTCTCCATTTTTCTTTGATAAATTTGAAATTACATCTGGGTTAAATTTTTCAGTCTCTTTTTTATTTTTGAAAAATATATTATTTTCCATTATTATTAAATAGATAATTTTTTTTTTAAACCAATATATCAATTTTTATATAAACAGAAAAATAAATTATATATTAAATGAGTCTATACGATATTTTAGAAATAAAACCAAATGCATCGGAACAAGAAATTAAGAAAGCTTATTATATACTTTCAAAAAAGTACCATCCAGATAAATGTAAAGATGAAAATGCTACACAGAAATTTCAAGAGGTTAATTCAGCCTATCAAATATTAAGTGATGAAAAGTTAAGAAGAAATTATATTCAAATGAATACTGAAGAGAAAAGCAAATTTCAAACAATTCTAGAAAAGATATTTTCAAACAAATTAAAAATAAATGAATTAAAAGATTTAGGTATTAACTTTACAAAAAAAGATTGGGATAGTATAGAAAATAATTTTATGGGTATAATTAATTCATTAAATTTTAAGGAATTATTTGATTTTTTAACAAAAGGTAAGGTTCCTATAAAAAAAGATACTAATGTACTTTGTTCTGATTCAGATATTAATTGTTGGGATGAAAGTCAAGCAGAATATTATTTTGATTTACCAATAAATTATCAAAAACAAAATAAGTCAGATATAAAATTAAATTTAAATCTTAAATTAAATGAATTAATAGATTTAAATAAAAGAAAAATTAAAGTAAAAAGAAATTTTGAAGATGAAGAATTAATTACAAACTATATCTTTAATTTGAAAACACCATATGTTGTATTTAGTGAAGGAGGTGATATGGATGAAGGAAGTTTTGGTAATTTAATAATTCAATTAAATTTACCAAAAAATTTTTATTGGAAGGAAAATTTAATTGTCTATGATTATCATATAACTTTATATCAAATGGTTTATGGATTAGATATAATTTTAGATTTAGATGTAGAATCAAAAATAGAATATAAAAATTATGTACCTAGTAGAGATGGATTTTTAATAAATGTAGATAAATTAAATATTAAAAATCAATTTTTTGCAATTAAATTGTCATTAGATTATGAACACGATGAAAATAGGGAACAATTATTGAGAGAGTTTTTTAATTAATTTAAAGTGGTCTAAAGTGTATCATTTTTAAGAAGTTTGTCGTGATAATTTTATTTGCGGTGGTGGTAGTCCAGATAGTGTTTTTGGTGGTGGCGGTAGTCCAGATAGTGTTTTTGGTGGTGGTGGAGGTAGTACTGGCGGCATTTTTATAATGCACATAATTGTATCTTTTGATACTATACCAATATCTCCAAGAGTCGTAGGGTCATTTAGTAGTTGTCCATTGTAGTGGAATTCAATATTATTAACAGAAAATCCTGTTAAATCTTGAAATTTATCTTTAATTTTTTTTATTGTGTCAGTTTTCTTGACATTTCTTATATCATATTTCAAAATCTTATTAGTTTGTATAGTTAAAGTAAATGGTACTATTATAACACACATAATTGTTTCTTCTTTTACTATACCAAGGTCATAAAGAGTTTGATAATCTTGTTGAATACCACCATTCCAGATTAAATTCATGTCTTTTGAAGGAATTCCAGACACTGTCTCAAAAATATCTTTAATTTTTTTTATTGTGTCAGTTTTTTTCACATTTATAGGATATTCTTTCTTGTCTATAGTTTTAATGGTTAAAAGAAAGGAATGCTCTGGTTCTGGTTTTGTTGGTGGTGCTTGCATTATACCACCATATTGATTTTTTAGAACGAAATATTTCGATTTATATTTTAAATATTTTTCTTGATATGAAATTGACATTATATATATATATATATAATTAATAAAATTTATTATTATATAAGTTATATATATTTTCTAGCTTTTATTAAAATGATTAAATTTGATTATTTCACTAACAAATATTTAAAAATGTTTATGGAAAAAAGAAGTAAAGTGATATTTCCAAAATTAAAAAAAATGAGAACTGATATAAATAATTATATTAAAGATAATGAAATTAAATTTAAAATAGAAGAATATAAAATTCCAGAGAAAAAGTTACTAGAACTAACAGATACACAATGGGTTTATAAAGAAGTACTCAATTCAATAAAAGATTTACATGCCAATTATAAAATTAGTTGGTCTTATAAAAAGTGTAATCATTGTATTATAATTAAATCATCAGAAACTAAATTTAAATATTTTAAAGAAAGATTAGATATATTGTTGCATATAATTAATTATATATATGATTTTAAAAAAACGACAGAAGAAAGAGAAATAAAAATATATTTATTATTAAGTCCTTTAAAAAAAATTATTGAAAAGGATGAGATAATTAGTCCTAAAAATATTAATAGTGGATATACAGATTTTATTAGTAATGAAATCTTCATTTGGAGAGAAGAAGAATTTGAAAAGGTAATTTTTCATGAATTAATTCATTATATGGATTTAGATGTTAGAAATATGACTTTTGAAGATGAAGATGTACCAATAATAATTAATGGACCAAAGAGTTATTATGAAGCTTTCACTGATTTACAAGGTATTTTATATTATTTAGTGTATGTGTCAATAATTACTGGTAAATCTGTTGATAGTTTATTTCAAATAGAATATGAATTTATAAAGAATCAAGCAAATAATTTAAATAATGTTTTTAAATTAGAAGATTGGAATAATAAAGAAAGTGGTGAGAAGAAAACTATTAAACAATCAAGTCCTGCATTCACTTATTTTATAATTAAATATTTAATTATTAAAAAAATAGTAGATGATAATGATGTTGACTTATTAAATGACCCAAAGCAATTAATTAAAACAATATTTAATTTAGGTTTCACATCAGAAACCTTTATTGATATAAAATCATCAAGAATGACTTTAATTCAAATATATTAGCTTCAAGAGCTCGTTTTGACATTTTTAATATTTACAAATATTAATAATGTAGTGTTTGATAAATTTATAATATTTATCTTTCATAACTCATATTCTTAGTAATAATTTTTTAATTATAAATTTAATTAATTTTAATTCAAGTTAACCATATTCTTCTTTGCCTCTTCAGGAAAAGCTTCATTATAAAATTCCTTGAGGAAAGATTGAAATTCTTTGAATCCAATAACGCGACCGCTTTCTTTTCCTAGAGCTTTTGCAGTTGCAGCATCAAGAGTTGTATCTTGTCCTTCTTTAATACCTTTTTCTTTGAATGCATTATTCATCATTTTCATAATTGCAGGTCTAGGTAGTAAAGTGTCTGCTTCTAGTTTAAGAAATTTGCATAAAACGGGGGGAACAAGTTTGGGTTTGTTAAATCCACCTTCCTTGTTACCTTTGCGTTTAGGTTTTTCCTTAGTTGCTTTTTTTACTTCATCATCGTGAGCTTTATCCATTAAAACATGAACTTTATTTCTCGTTCGTTCTAGTTCATGTTTATTTTTTTCTAGTGTTTTCAGTTGTTTTTCAATTTCTGAAATCTCTGAATCAACTAATTTAATTTTAGCATTACAGTTTCCGAATTCGGTAGACAGCTCTAGATATGATTTCTTGGCTTTCTTTTCTTTTGATTCCTGTTTTTCATCTTCTTCTTCAGAACCAACTTCGTTTTCGGATTGTTCTTCATCACCATCCTCATCATCATCCTCATCTTCGTCAAAGTCTTCGTCTTCATCTTCTTCCTCATTGTCTTCAATAACTTCTTCAATTATGATTTTTTTGGCTGCTGCAGTTTTTTTGGAATTCTTTTCAACTGGTTTAGAATTCTTTTCAGAGTTAGAATCCTTTTTAACAACAGGTTGTATAGGTGCTTCGGTTTTAACAAGTGCTTTATCAGCTGTTTTGGTTTGTTTACCTTGTTTGC